CTTCTGTTCCGGTTGTCGCGGCATCAGGCGTCAGCTGCTTAACCTGCTGCTCTGCTAGTTTTCTCTGCTCAGCAATGTATGAAACTGAAGTGTCATTGAACGAGGTGTTTTCGTTAACAAACTGAGCAATCGGGGATACGATTTTATCCATCCCTGCCCATAGCAACTGATCTGGCTTTGCCACCAGCCCGGAGTACAAACCAGACAATGCCGCTCCTGCAGCATTGTCGAAAAAACCAACATCGCTGTTAAAGCCCGCTGGATTTGATGCTGCTTCGTCAAGTTGCTGATTCTGGTTTACTGGATTAAGGCCAAAGTAACTCATTGCGGAATATCTCCGGAGAATCTCTGACGCTTCTGTGTCAGATCAAGAACAACAGGAGAACCATCATCTTTCAGCAGATAACCAGTACCAAGTTTCACCAGGTACTGACTATCGCCGTAACTTTGCAAACCATACTGACCAGGCGGTGTTTTTATCCCGGTGCCGACAACTTGTTCATTCCAAGCCTGATTAACCTGCTTATCGAATTGCTCTGCAGACATTCCCCACGGCAAAAGGACATTCCCCATTCCGTTATAGTCATGCACGCCACCTGTAGCTACGTTAACAGCCTGTTTCCAGACATCATTGTCAATTTCGCCTGATACCACGCCTTTTTTCGCCATCACACCAGCGTAATAATCCTTTGCGATCTCGTATGCCATTGATGCTCCCTGAGCGTCACCAGCAAATGCATCCTTCACCATGTCAGAAAACTCAAGGCGAAGATCAGCATCTTTAGGCATCGGAATACCTTTCGCATCATCAGTACCTTTACGAGCCGCCGCGCCAGCAAGAATTGTCTGCGCAGCGGTTTCAGGAGACACGGAAACATCCGGATTAAACCAGTTTTTTTCTGCCAAAATACCACCAGGCTTATCCATCAGTATCCCGGCAACGGCAGCAGATGGCGCGTTGGCACTGATCTGCTGTAGTGCTGACATATACACCTGCCCACCACCAGTACTCTGCCTGATGGTATCGAGATATGCTGCCTGTTGGGAAACTGGAGCATCACGAAAGAAAACACCGATCTGATTGGCCTCGTCTTTGGAAAAGAACGTCAGTGGAGTGCCATATGACTTAGCAAGGTCACTGACCTGAGCGGCACGCAAGGCAACGCTCTGTCCAAAGTTATCCTTATTGCTCATGTCGATAGGCTTTGCCAGTCCGGAGGCAAGAGAGAACTGCACAGGATCCGACTGCCGCTGCTTTATCACCTGATTTGCAGCCGAAACAACGTTGTCATAAAGATCTGCGCGTGCCGCATACCCCTCCCCTGTATCACCAGTATCCGGGCGTAATTGCTCAACATATGCTGTAATGCTGCTTGTCGGCATGTTGCGGAAAGAGCCTATATACTGTCCGGCGATCTGCGTATTCTTAAACTCGGTATATCGCAGGTTTCCTTCTCTGACTCCATAAGCTGCAATAAAATCATCCTCACCAGGTGGGTTAGGAAATTCAACGCCACGCATATACGCAGCCGTCGCATCGCGAACCTGGCTGTCAATCATCGTTTTATATTCAGCCTGCTGCTGCCGACGCAGTTGATCCGCCTGTCGCATAAAACTTGCCTGCGCCTCAGGAGATGCCGCATCGAATGCTGCATTACCGGTATAGCGTTTGGTGTTGGTTGGAATTGTTGATAAACCAAGTGCTGCACTGACACCAGCAGTTAACTGCTGATCACTGTATGGCTGGTTACCGTTCTCATGATGGATAATGGCTGCACAAAGCGCCTTCAGGGTATCAGGATTAGATGCATCGAGAGGATCATCAGCAGAAACGCCAAGTTGTTCGCACACTGCTTTGATATACGACATAGTATCATTTTTATCAGTAGGCGGTGCCCAGCGATTAATTATCTCGCTGACGGTATCAATACCCTGCCTCTGATACGACATCAGGTTTCGCCCTAATGCACGAATCCCGTGTTCAGGTGTTTCGAATTTAGCAAATCGACCATCATCACCGGTCTGGCCTACCCACGGATTAGTTTTGCTGTATTCGAGATTTCCTGGGTTATTGTTGCGTATGCCACGGGCACGCTCGGAAGAGTCACTATCTGCTACAGCACGGCGAGCTCCAGCAGCAGTATCACTTAACTCGCCATTACTTTGGATGAATGCGGTCGCATTGTTTGCCGACCACTGGGACAATGCGGCATCAGCAACCTTCTCTTTAAACTCGATTTTCTTGGCCTGGATTTGCTCGTCGCTCCAGCCATGCGCAATGCCGTAATCCTCAATTTGCTGGAAAGTTTGCTTATTAGCCAATACGTATGCGGCATTGTCGCCATACAATGCTGCGGCATTTTTACCATTATTCAGCAGCGTCGCCTGAAACTGACCTTCTTCGTAGGCATTAATTTGCCCTATCTCGTGCCGCCCGGCCTGCGTAGTGAACTGAATGCGCTGCTGCTGTGCCTGCTGCATGAAAGCATTACGGGCCTGTTCATCCGGCAGCGACATAGCCAGTTGCTCGACCTGGGCATCAAACTGCTGCGTATACTCCTGACCTTTTCCAATAGCATTTTTCCCTTTCAGGTTAAGCAAACCTGTTTCAGGGTTATTCAGCAGATCGCTGCTTATCTGGCTTAAGCTAAGAGAAGCATCCTGAGCCATAGCAACATTCGCACGCTGTTTTGCCTGCGCAATAATACCTGCATATTGCTCTGCAACATCGCCAAGTACATCACCGACATTTGGTGTCTGAAACGATGAGAATCCCTGCGTCGAAATCCCTCTGCTTTGAACCTGGCGGCCCGATGTTGTTGGTACAACTGGCATCTTATTATCCCCTTATCGACCTGTTGGAGTGCCAACAGCAGCAGAAATCGGCGCAGCTTTCTGAGAGAACGGGCTCCACGTTCCGCCGCCCATCTGGTATGCACCGTATGCTTTTAGTGGTGCCGTTAACAAAGTGCTGGTCATCGATGATTTAGCAGCCGACTGAGCAGCAGCCCCCTGTGCCTGAGCATTCATTCCCTGAACCTGATACCCATATGCCTCACGCTGAGCATTATTCACTGTCGTTAACGCATCAAGAGTGCCGAACTGAGCATTATCCGCAAAAACGTCAAGAGCTGTTCCGCTACTTAATTCCGCACCGGTAGCCCCCATAGTGGCCGCCGCAGTGCCTGAGCGTTGACGCATTTCACGACGACGCTGATCCGCTTCAATATTCCCACGATTGATTGAATCCTGTGCCTGAGCTTCAGCAATTTCAGCATTCCGATCAGCTATGGCTGACTGGTATTTTGCCTGCTTGCTCTGGCTGTACATTGACGCGGCTGTGGATGCCACTGTGACGGCAACCAAAGCGATGGCTGGGTTACACATTATTTTCTCTCCATGTGAAATCTGTGGAAATTAAGACCAAGAGCGCCATAAGGCGCGGCTTCTTCAAGCCTGAATCCAAGCCAGTGCAGCCATGCTTTGGCAACATGGTTTCGCTCGTCGACGTAGTTTTCCAGGCGCGGATAAACTGCCAGCATCTGCTGCAATACAGGGCGGCAGTGGCGAAGAAATGTCTTCTGATATTTTTCAATATGGCTGGTTCCGACCAGCCAGGGCGTACCATTTCCACCAATCATTGACGCCGGTGATACACCAAACATGGTTACCAGTTCTCTGTTCGCAAACCCTGACCAGGCCATAGTCGCAGTGCGCAGACCAACACGCAGCGCATCTTCGGTAGTCATCAGCGATACCGCATACAGTTCGTCAATATCAGCCTGACGAACATCCGGCAAAATCATCTGAAGATGCTCTTCGGTAGCGGGAATAATTCGAACATCGATCATCAGAACCCCCCAACAGTAAGGCGAGGAATAACGGCAAGAACAGACAGCGGCAACGGGTCAAGCTGACGGATTCTTACACGTCCGTTTTTGCCCCAGTTACTGTCCAGTTTCACTTCTACTTTTCCGGTAGCATCATCAACAGGATCATCGTAGAACTCGAATTCACGCTGTGGATATTCGTACCATTTACCGCCGGGCGTAGTCGCCCAGATGCCGCGACTGGCATTCACAACCAGAGTAACGGAGGGGATCACCTGTTTTTTGTCCAGCAGCGTTTCCTGTCCGTTAATGTTGATATCCAGTGTTTCGAATTCAGCAGTTATTGGCAGGCCGATGTGCACTACAGCCCCCGGAGATTCCAGCGTGACGGCACCTCCGGAAACTACTTTCTGTGGTTCCACGTTCGCATCAGAGAGAATGTTTACGGTCTGGCCTTCAAGATGAGACAGGCCTCCAAATGTCCGGCGCGCCATCTGCCAGTTCGTGGTGGCCGCATTCCTGAGGGATGGCGGTACGTTCCTGTTAGCACGAACCACTACAGCGGTATTGCTGGTTACAGAAATAATGTCGCAACGTAATTCTTTTGACACTTCATCGCCAGTATCAGGATCAGTTCCGGTATAAGGGAACTGTAGTTGCGCGCCGACATCACTACTGGTGAAGTACGCACCACCAGAAACACTGATTGTATATTCCGCACGGTAATCCCATTCACCAGAACCACCAGTGATGGTCATCGTTCTGTCAGACGTATTTCTTCCATCATAGCTAAGGCCAGAATCAACAAAGAAAGCATCTTCATCGCTGGTAAATAAACGGCTGGACAGCCGCTCGATGTATCTCACTGTTTGCCCGTTAACGGTTCGGTTAACGACGAAATACACCGCATCTTCATTGCCTTCGCTGATACTGCATGTGCTTTCATATTTTCCGGTACTGGATTGTGGTGCCCATGCAAAAACCTGCTGATCACGCAAATAGGTCATCACCAGTAATTTACCGTCATCACGAATGCAGAAGGCGCTGGAGTAAGGGACAATAGAGAAGCACCAGTCAACAATGCTGTGCTTCTGAAAAAGATGATTGGCAAGGATGGTCAGGTCGTTCCCCTGATAGCCGTCAACATCGAATGAGTAGGCCAGATCACGGACAACACTGCCTTTCTCCTGGACGAACAGAGCAATATTCGCTACGGCAATTGGTGGGACGTTGCTTGAGCCATTTGATCCCTGAGAGCTGAATGCAAATGATGATGGGGTTAACACTTTGTTCTGGTCGCCGGTGATGACGTACTCACCTCCGGAAGTCAGCGCCACCAGCGAACCAACATCAATCAGGTGGCGGATCTCATTAACCTGACGCCCGGCATAGGTGTAGATAATTCTGTCGTCATCCTGCGTAGGATTGCTTTTGCCAAAATCCTTATAATCCCCAGTACGGCTGGCCCAGATAGTCTGAGGGAACGCAGTCGATGCGGCGAAGTAAAGACGTTGTTGATAATAAACAACAGTGCCAGGATAACCATTAACACTGTTCCAGGCATATTTAGCCCATTTATAGCTGGCATTATCCTCGCCAACGACCTGCGAAGGGATATAGGAAATCACCTCAGCAGTTGCAGTAGTGCCATTTACAGCAGTTATACGGGCAATGCCAAAACCACTGTGCAGATACTCCCACTCAATGCCAGTATCATCATCACCGGATCCGCCCCAGCCATCCCATGATGTGCCTTCTGTATGCGAAGGGCGCAAAGTGCCTGTTTTGCCTGCTGTAACGGCGCGATAGTAGTTACTGTCTGCACGGCGAATATCGCCAATCGACGTACTCTTACTGGTTTCCCATACCGGCACAGAATCCACTGCAGGCTGTTCCAGATAGAACAATTTGCCTACCTGCTCCGCGCCAAAAATAGAGGCGCTTGCCGTTAACGTAATTGTCCCGGTGCTGGCGCTGGCATAAACCGTCACTGACTCGTCAATATTGATATCTTCAAATGGCCCGTTCTTCGTTACCACATCAATCAGTTGCCAGTTGTCATGCGCATAGCGACGCAACTCTTTCGGCGGGTATGCCGGGTGAACCAGCGTAAGCACGTCGGCGCTTTGCGTGAATTTAATTTGGAACAGATCGGCTTCAGTATATGGTGTGGCAATTTCATAAATAACATTGCTGCTGTTCAGCACCAACGCACCATCTTTGATAACGCGCATGTACTGGTGTCCGAACTCCAGAGCATAGGTCTGAACCGTCGAGAACTGGAACGGGATCAGGCGGCATTTCCGATTTGGGTATTTGGCAGCACCGACAAAACGCGTACCCGGTCGATTCTCAACACCGCCATACTGCCGCACGATAAAGTTATCGCACTTGCGCAATGCCACCTGGTACTTCGCCATGTCGATACGACCGTACAACGACGGTCCAATCTCACCACCGGCAAAGCTGGGCTGGATCCAACTGATAGCCATCAGGACAACCTCGCAATGGTAAACTCGTCAACCGGTGGCTGTGGTTCCTGTGATTCATTCTGGCTATGCGAGCCAGCACTAAGAATCACGCGATTGTACATATTGAGGGCAAACGTACCGAGGTCTGCATTCCCAGTCAGCGCCATGTTAATAGCTGCCGCAAGACGCCAGGCCAACGCCTCCATAAAAATGGCATCAAACATGTTCACATCTGAAACGCGAGAGACATACTTGAGCCATGCCTGCGGCTGGTCTGTGTAGATCAACTTTCCTGTTCCGTCGGTGTCTGCACCAACTTCGTACTGAACGCGCATTGCTGCTGTTGGATTGCGTACACCAGGAAGCATAATTTCAGTAATGCGCAGACAATCGGACGGGTACTGGTACGCATATTCCCAGTCAGGCGGTGGATTGCTCGTATCTGCAAGCGCCACGCGTTTGGTAGCAAAGTTCCAGTCAAAATCAGAAAGCACAGCATCACGGCAGGCCTCAAAGTGCAGCGAACATTCCCCCGCTTCCTTGCTGGCTTCCGTCAGGCTGTTAATGCTGCGGCTATTGCCAATATTGGACAGCGCACGATTGCAGATCTCTACTACAGAGGCCATTACTCACCCCCATTGCCGTACAGGGTTTCAGCCGCTGATTTTTCTACATCACCGGAAACAGGAGCGATTGCCATATCAGTGATCTGCAGATCGGCGCTGCGATTAACACCATCGTCAGTTTCTCTGGCAGACAGGCCTCGAATAACAGCCTTTGCAGTTATCATCACTTCTGTTCCGACGCCCTGAGGTTGCGCCTTCAGCTTATTCAATGTGTCGTTATTAAGAGTGATGCACAGCCCCCACGGGTATTCATCGCGAGTTCTGGTTTCTCCGCTCTCATCCTGGTAGCTGTCAGTGCCGGTTTTGAGGTTTACGAGTTCCATATACACTCCTGCAATAAAGGGGCCGAAGCCCCTTGTCTGATTCGCGAGGCTTACACGCCCAGTTCTTTACGCTTATCTGCGATCTTCTCGCGGAGCGTTTCGGCTTTGGCGTTATGGTGTGGCTTCTCGTTAAAGAGCAATTCGTACTCTTCACGGAGCTTATCCAGTTCACCATCATCTGACACATCGTTGATGATTTTGGTGCTGGTTGCTGCCATTGACACCTTTCCTGCAACTTTTGCTTTTGCCTGTCTGGCTGCATCGTTAACAGGTTCCAGTGCGCTACCAGGCTCACCTTCGTATTCGATTTCTGCCCCCTCCGGCCACAGAGTGTTATGGATATGAGAGAGGCGCAGAACGCGGTATCTTGGTTTCTCACCTGACATCAATATCACCTTAACCAGTTACTTTTGAGCGGATCGGATACGGCGTATTGGCATCAACATCAAGATTGATACCAGCAGTGAATTTGCCAGCCGTTAGTGGGCCAGTTGCGACGGAGTAGTTAACACGCAGATATCGCTGAACACCGGCTGGCACCTTTGCAGAAACAACTCGCTTACCTGCTGTCAGGGTGGCCTTTGCCAGTGCGCCACTATCATAAATAGTGGACCATGAGCTGTTATTCTCACTCGTCTGCAACTGGATGTTTACAGTTGCCTCACCACTTGCCGTGGCGGCTTCGTTAACCAGCGCCCAAAACTCAAGCGGATAACCCACGCCGATATCGCGACGGATCCCATCAATTGGACCGAGATCGATTACGTCAGTAGAAGCCGCGGTATCAGTTACCGCCTGTGCTTCGGAGAACATCAACAGTTTGTCGGTGATCATCTTCTTTCTCCATTAGTGGGTCTGTTACGACCCACAGGTTAATAACAGGCGTTACACCACGCGGGCTTCTGTTTCCAGAAGCGCATCAGTTTCACGGATTGGTACACCACGGAATGACGTCCACCACTCGCCTTCAGTCTCTTTTACGCTAATCGCCAGAGATGTTTTCTCCAGAGACTGCAGATCAAGAGCCTGGCCTACAGTGCGGTTCATGTAGAACACCGGGCGGCCCATGCCACGGTTTGGAATGCGATGCAGTGCTTTAACCATCAACTTCGCAATATTTGCGGCAGAGGAAGGTTCTGAAAGATTGCTGACATGGATGTTTGCAATGCGAACAACATAACGCCAGTCACGCAGAGCAAGTCCGTTATCCCATTTGTAATGGGTGCGATAGCCTTCGTACTTGCCGCCATTAGCATCTTCCAGTGTCACCTGGCCTTTATCTTCCATCTGGATGCCAGCCTTCTGCCCTTTCGGGAAGATGCCATGCACGGTGTTTTCGCCCCACACCACTAACCAGATTGAGGTGTTATCTGTACCCGTGCCACCAGCATCAATGATGTTCTGAGCATTACCCGCAGACAGGCTGGAATAGCGGGAGGACAGTCCCATAAACTGCTGAGGGTTAACGCTGGAATCACCATAAAACAGCGTCTGCGCCATCTGCTGATTCATCGCTTCAATAAATGCGCGGTCTTCAGACAGGCGGAATTCGGCGGTATTACCGTTCAGATCAGCCAGTGACTTATCTACTTCAGCATAGGTTTCCAGCATGCCAACGGAATCGGTTACCTGCACTGTGGTTGATTTGCTTGGCTGTACGCCATAGTTCAGCAAACGCCAGGTAGCTGAAGGTAAACCAGAACGAATGGTGGTTCGGTGTCCGGTAGGAAGGTTCCCTTCGACAAAAGGCATATCCTGAAGGATCGGGTTAGTTTGACCGAGAAGCTCGATAATCTTATCGACTTTCCCGTTTGGATCGACGCGCTTACCCCAGTCAGCCAGCGTTAGCGCAGTTAAGCCTTTAACAGCCATTGTCATTTCCTCTCTTATTTGCCATAGAGCACTTCGGCCGCACTACGCTGGCCTTCATTATCACCGGTGACCATGCCATCTTCAGACATCGCCTTTCCGATTTTCACGAACGTTTTGACCAGATCAGGGTGATTACCCATCCCGGTGGTGTTCAGATATTCTTTGAGTTCAGGTGTTCCGAACTGGTCAAGCGCACGCTGTGCGGTGCTAAGGTTAGAAATCAACTTGTCGCCACCGATTTCTTTGTCAGCTTTTACATCCGCAGCCCACTGCTCGGTTGTTTTCTGCCAGGCTTCTGCCTGGCGCTGCTGAACACCTGCCAGAATCTTCGGATAAGCATCAACCAACTTTTGCGCTTGCTCGTTGGTCAGGTTAAGTTCTCGCGCCACCGGCTCGAATTCCTTCAACGCTTCTGTATCCAGCTCTACGCCTTCGGCAGCCTGAAACTCGTACTTCTCAGGCGCACCCTCTGGTTTATCGCCGTCCTTTTTTTCATCCTGCTTATCGTTTTCAGGCTTTTTGTCATCAGCAGGTTTATCGCCATCAGCAACAGGTTGTGGCTTATCACCTTCCTGTTGTGATGGATCACCAACTGGAGCAGGGTTATCACCTGCAGGCGCTGACGGTTCTGACGCAGCCGGAGCTGTTCCACCATCGACTGGTTGCTCATTGCAAAGACGGCGATACAGCAAACGCTCAAATAAATTCATGATCACTCCTGTTCACTGGCCTCTTTGGCCATCTTCAAATACTGTTCAGGGCAATGCGCCATAACGCGCTGAAACAGTTCCAGCGCCAGATTGCGTTGCCCCTCATTAAATGCCATTGCCATAGCGTCCATCGGTGAGATAGCGGAAAACACACGGCCTTTCTCCAGCACCGACCAGACAACGCGACGCCCCTGTTCACTGCTCATGACAAAGCGAATGTCATCAATTTCACGCTGCGCCATGTCACGTTGCTTACGGGCGTTTTCTTCTTTCAGTTGATCGTCTTCGTAATCTGTCATTGTGATTGCCCACCCTGACCACTAACTGCATTCGCCATAGCTGACAAAACACTCGGATCCGAAGTTTTAGCTTCGCTTAGCGTCTTGGCACCCTGTGCCGCCGCCATCCCCATCGCCATCATTTGTTGCTGCTGTTGTTGCTGTGCCCGTTGCTGGCGAGCCTGCTCAACCTGTTCCTGCGGAACAATGACGGTTGGAGACACTCCGGACATATCAGCGAATGCATCGATCGCCTGATCAACGTTGAGTTTGTCGAGAGCTTCTGGTTTCGCTTGCGCAAGTTGACCAATGAAGTTGACCGTAGACGCCAGACTGGACAGGCCGATAGACTTCTGCGCCTGAGCCATGACGGAAATGTATTCGACCTTCAGGGGCATACCTTCCATCGCGTCAGGCGGTGGCGGCAGCATGTTTTTACGCACCATCATCGAGAAAGCGCGGTCAATGAGAGGATTAAGACATTCGTCGTTCAGACGCTCCAGAACCGGCCCCAACATCAGAAGTTTTTCTTCTTTCATTTCGATCACTGCTTCAACAGGCATCGAGCGGGTATTGATGTTCTGCAACATCATGAACAGATCGACAAAGTAGGCGCTGTTAATGATTTGACGAGTGTCCTGAATGTCTGCCACCAAATCTGCTGTACTGGGGTTAACCAGATAAGCAGGCCTGAAGCCATCCTGACCAGTAATCTGATCGATATACGTGATGTCGCCAGGAAGAAGGGAGGCGCGCTGATTCTTGAGGGAAGTCGGAGCAACCATCGGCGGATTGGTGGCTTTATCAATCAACTGCGACTTGCGCTTCTGGAGAAGCTGCAATGCCTTAACAGGTCCAAGCGCCAGCATACCCGGGCATGATGATCCATAAACATCTTCGCCGTTAACTTCCCAGCGCGGAGCCATAATTGGAAACTCATCGAATCCGGACTCACGCAACAACTTGTCGTTATCGCCACCAACCTCGTAATAAACCGATTTGAATGGCTTGTTCTTGCTATCCAGCTTCGATGTATCGCGGTCAATGTTCGGGTAAACCGAATGCATCACTTCAATCCACTTCTCGTAGGTGCCGCTTTCCCACATGCTTTTTACGGATTCGCTGACGTTATTTAGCCCGAACTCCTGAACAAGCTGACGAACAGTCATAGAGAACTTGCGAAAACAGGTGTCCACACTGCCACGAGGTGAGTTAGCCAGGTAGTAACTGCCTATCGGGAATGGCATTGTGCGAATGATGTCATCGTCATCCTCCAGTACCGCCATTGCACCAGTGCTGTATGTGCCGAGGCTTCCGTATAACTGCGGCAGCGACTGATAGAGATTCGACTTATTGAACATATCGTTCATGCGGTTCTGCACCGCCTCAAGCCACAACTTAACAGGGCCATAATCCATCATTTCAGGATCTGGCGTAGCCAGGCGAAACCACGGACGCGCGGGGCTTGTGATGCCTGACATCATGCCGCTGGCGAGAGTGCGCGCCGCCATAGTCCCGGTCGAATCAATAATGCGTGTATTGCGTCGATCGTTACGGTTGACCTCAGAAGTCAGAAAGCGGGAACCACGTGGGTTGATGTAATCACTCAACTCGCGCCAGTGCGGCTCGAACGACTGACGCTCGCTTTCAAGTTGTGCGAACTGTTTGTTCAATCGCTCTTTAGTTGTTTCCGCCATTTCAATGACTCCGGTTACTGACCAAGCAGCGTTTTACCGCTGGTATTAGCGGTTGATGTGTCGCCCTGAGAACCGGTAAGCAGCGTAGAACTACGACCAGCAGCAGCGCGACGGCGACGAGTTTCTTCATCGCGGGCATCAACAACGGCGGCATCCTGCTCCTGTGGTGCTGCCTGAACTTCTGGTGTTGCAGGCACTGATGGTGAGCTACCCATGCACATATCAATGACTCCGTACGCAATCAAATTATTACCAATTTAACCACATATGATTTATTTATTTTAGATAGTTGACATTTAACGCACAAATTATTACCTTTCAGGTAACCAAAGAGTTCATTCCGGTTACTAACCTGACTGGCTTGTCGTTAAATTGAACAGGTGGAGTGAGCTTTTATTTTGAGCAGTACGGCGTATGGCACATGCGCCGATAGCGGTCTGGATACGTTTAAGGGGCACCCTCCCTTGCTCGGGCAAACGAACCAGGTAGCCGGAATGTGCAAGTCGAGCGGTTTTATTCCGCGCACGGGGATTCACCATCCCGGCGATTCGGTGTGACACCTCGGAAGAGACGAGGGTACAACGATGAGAGCATTTATGGAGCCGCGACAAAGTGTGGTGCCTTAACAGGCTAAGTGCTCTCAGCGTTGTGGCATTAGCTGAGCTGGACAGAGCAACCGCCTTCTAAGCGGTTGGTCGCAGGTTCGAATCCTGCATGCCACGCCAGAATCACGCCTAAGGACCGTGATGCCAGAAGTTCCAGGTGCTTGGCGGTGATGGTTTCCCTTGAAGGACTATCACCGCCCTTTTTACAGCAGGACGCCATTGCGATGACTTCATGCTGTAAACCAGTACAGCCACGGAAGGCATAACTCATTGCTTCCAGTTCGCCCGGTTCGCCGGGCATTTTTTTAAGGTGAGATTATGAACGACCAGCAAATCGAAAAAGAAATCGTTGAGAAAGGCAAAACGGCACCGCGTGTAACACCTGAGAAAATTGAAGGCCTCATTTGCAGTGAGCATTTTTTCACTGCTGCGCAGGGTGACCACCAGGCTAAAGAAGATGACCTTATTTATAATCCGGAGCCTTATGTTGAAGCCACCCCTGATGCTCTGCACCTTCTCACTTTCTGCGTATTGGTACTGAAGAATGGCTTCACCGTCACCGGAGAGAGCGCCTGTGCAAGCCCGGAAAACTTTGATGCGGAAATTGGTCGGAAGATTGCCCGGCAGAATGCTGTAAACAAAATCTGGATACTTGAAGGTTACTTGCTGAAGCAGAAGTTAAGCGAGCAATAACACCGTGACATGTCACAAACAGCCAGCCGATGAGCTGGCTTTGTTTTATCCTCATCAGAGGATATCAGCAGCATTATCCCCTCCAACGGATTAAGCATAGGGATCGTAATCTGTGATGGCCTTGCCTTGCTGGTTCTGCTGCCCGGGAATTAGCAGACGCTTTGACACAGGGAACGCAAACGTCAGCAGTAGCGCATCGCCTTTACCAGGTGAACGCCCAAGTCGCTCTTTGATATCTTCCTTCGGTTCGATAACGATTTTACCGTCCACTCGAACTTTGTACTCTGCCGCCGACAGGTCGTCTGCAGTTTCCTGGTCATCCAGCATGCCGCCCAGCCTCAGCCATGTCTTACATGAGTTGAACATCTCCCCACGCTTGTTGAGCATCTGCGGGTCAGTAGACGCGCCACCGAACGGAACAAGTTGCCATGTACGTCCCCAGCCATCACCGATTGACTTCAAACCGGTTCCGTAACCGAAGTCGATGAATACCGCGTCAGCCTGATACTGGTCTTCAAAGTCAGCGATGCGCTTCGCCATAATCAGATCGTCGGTGGTCTTGTTACCAGTCCACAGCACCTTACTGTGCAGCCCCTGCCGCAGGTATATCACCGCGTCATCAACACCGGAGTATGCCGGGTCAACGCCGATTATCACCGGAGCATGTGCAACCTGCGCAGCGGTTACCACCCGTTTCATTGCCTCATCAGTAAGACCGGTAGGGATAAACTGCAATTCAGATGCATCCGGGAATATGCCGCGCACACGGATTTTAACGAAGTCGCTGTCTTCCCCGTAGTCATCAACCCATTTCTGCAACTGCTGTTTGTTAGTGCCTTCCACCGTCCGGCTGTCAATCTGCGCACACTTCCAGCGGTGTTTGTACTTGCGGAAACATTCACGGAAACGCCCGGTGTTACGCGTCGGGTTCCCGAACGCCACCCAGATGATTTCGGTGTCTTCGTCCGTCAACGCACCCTCTGCTACCTCCCACACAAGATCGGCAATATTCGACGCTTCATCGAATACCACGATGATGCGTTTGCGCTCGTTGTGTAGTCCGGCGAATGCCTCAGTGTTGTGCTCAGACCAGGGGATTGCGTCAGCTCGCCACCGCTTGTCGTGCCCAGGGTCATTGCTGTACATCGCGGTAGCGGTACAGGTAAACCAGTCTTTCGTGATAGCAAGGTTTGACCACTTGATAATTTCCGGCCAGGTCTTCGTTCGTAGCTGGTTGTCGGTGTTGGCGGTCACCACGACCTTACAATCCTCGCAAGTGGACATGCCCCAGTTGATCAGCATTGAGATGAATGCGGATTTACCAATACCGTGACCAGAAGCGCGTGCCAGCATAAGCGGCTGATAGCGCGTCTCTGGATTCTGCAGGTGATCACGTATCTCTCGGAACGCATCAGCCTGCCACTGACGTGGGCCGGTGGCATGTGCCAGTTCAGTCCCCTCTTCCCCCCACGGGAACGCATAGAGGGCATAGCCAAGCGGATCGTGAGTGAACCCTGCAATATCCTCGATCAACTGCTCTTCAGGAGATAACGCTGTATCTGTCACTGATTACCATCCTGACGTTCTTTGAGTCGCTTCCTGGCTGCCGCTATGCGATCAGCAATTGTCACATTCACATTAACATCCAGGCGTTCTTTGAATGCGTTGACGTCGACGTGCTTACCAATCAGTTCGAGGTTCTTCACCTTGTCAGGCCATTTAATTTTTTTGAGGATTGTCTCTATCGAATCCTCGTTCATGTTCATGATGGTCGATGACAGATCAAAGCCACTAAGCGTAGTGCGCCAGATTTTCGGCCACTCGCGGATTGGCTTAAGGCTCCCATCGTCGTTGAGGATATCAATCACGTCCATCTGGTCGATCTCCACCAGGCGCATGAGAACGTAATCGGCACTGACGCGCATTCGTTTGTTGCGCTCTTCCATCAGCTCGGCAATCCGTTTTTGAATGCGTTCATCGCGCATCATGACACTGGCTTTAACTGCCGCTGTATTTGGGGAGAATCCTGCGTTAATCGCTGCCTGAGTCTGGTTTTCAGGCGTTTTGATGTATGACTGGCAATAAGCCTCCTGCATTGCTGTGAGCGGCTTAAATTGCGTTGATTTGCGTTTATAGGTTTTAGGTTCAGCAGGCATCATAACCACCGTGGTAATTGTTACCGTTGTGGTAATAGTACCATGCAAAATAAAGCCGCCATAGTTGGCGGCAGTATTCAAAGTCCATCAAATTCATCGTAAAAACTCTCGTCAAGATACCCTTCCCATTTACCGCGAATGAAAATTACATCCTCGCCGCAAGGGTGCTGACTGTCGATAACTATATCCCTCCTGGCGCAACCATACTTATGCATGAGAAATTTAACCTCTTTCGGAAAATTTGCTGAGTTATCTCTCATATCTTCAAGGTCGTAGCGTATTTTTGGCATAACACCTTCGTGACATGTCACACTATTAATTTCGTTTCATGCCAGCCTTTAGTCACCCAGCATTGCGAGTCACCATTACACGGGCATGAATTAACTGGAACTCTCTCGCCGCACTTACCGCAACGTTTTCTGCTGATCGATTTTATACGCCCGCGCACGCGTGCATCATCCTGGCGGATCAGTAACGCTATATACTCACCAAATTCGTAAGGCGCATGCCCGGGGCGACGCGTGGCACAGTTACGCTCCAGCATTTCAATTTCCTGAGCATCAAGCACAATCTCCAGCTTACGCACACCAGATGCAGCTTGTCTGGCTCTCTGAGCGGCTTTGCGCTCTGCTGCTGATTTAGCCATCAATATTTACCTTTATCGCGAACACCTTTACCGGTTTATCGCCGAAGTGGGGATGTGTGATTGTCTTTATTTCATATCCGCCATACGGAACATCAATTCTGCGACTGGAATCGTCGCGCTTCGGATATCCCTTTGTGATAATCAGACGGTCATACACCCGTAACATAATTCGCTTATTCCAGTAGTCATTACACAGGCGATACTCTTCCGTTTTCTCCCCGCGAATCATGGCATCGAAGTATTCACCTTTAACGGCAAGTTGCAGGTTAGCCACGACCTTCCTCCTTTGGCTTGTGAATTTGTATCGTCATGCCGCTTTGAGTGGTGACTACAATGACAGAACCAGGCTGAAGGCTGTTAAGATTGAATGCTTCGTAAAACGAATCCAATGCCAGTGCTTTTTTATTCTTTCGGTTCCACCAACGCCATCCCTTGCTACAGGCTACACTGACAATCCACTGTCCACTCCTGTAAGCCATATAAAACCAGATGAGCAAAACCTGAAGGAAGGCTATCCAGTCAATAATCGTATATTTCGCGAAGGAGTCCATCACTTCACCTCCTGCGGCGGTTCTGGTAGCGGCATCCAGTGGGTTACATTGCGGCTCTGCGTTTCGAAGAACTCCTCACCATTGCGGACAACATCAAAAAACTCACCGTCTCGATATTGCGCATAAAGAACGAATGCGCCATCACATAAAATAATTACGTGCTGCCCATCATCTGGCATTCGCTCACTACAGCTTATCCAACTATCCGGAGTTACCGGAACTTGCGGAATGGCTGTCTGCTCTCGAACGTCATTAGGCGCTATAGGTTCTGCTGCCAACTGACTGGCATATTTGTTAATGGTAACGATAAGCTCTTGCTCAGCCTCATCCAGACAATCACCGATACCTCGCCTGTCACCGTCAAAATCATCGAAATCGGCACGAATCTTGGCAACCTTCTGGATTGCGGACAACACCTCACTAGGAATTACCGGATAGTTGGTTGACGTTTCCGAGATTTCCCGAAAATTATTGGTTGGCGAATCCTTATTTTCCCGAAAGTTTCCAGCCTGAAGCATGGCGGCGCGGCAGGCGTTCCAGCCATCAACATAATCAAACGTATTGCTATCGTCTGGCTCGATTTCATCCGGCACTATCAGCACCGGCTGGACGGTGACATTGGCAAAGGCAGCACGCAAACCGGCCTTAATTTCCTCTACTTCATCAGCGCCTAGCGATGAATCTGACAGTGCGTGATGGAATGCGTAAGCCATGTCGTCGTTGACTTCTACAGGCACACTATCAGCCTTGCGGCGCTCCTGTAGCTCGCGCAGAGCCGCTACAACATAATGGCTATTGTGCTGGTCAGCCCACAGAATGAGCCGAATCAACGTTGCATTTGAAACGTATTCGTCTGTTAGTTTGCTATTGGTAATAGTGATCATGCCGCGTTTCCTTCTTTCTTATTAACAATTACACCGTCATATATTTCATTAAGGTGCCCTCTCAACTCCATGCGCCTTAATGCAGATAACATGTAATCGCATTCAACCTGCTTATTCCCAGTAAATGGCTTATCGTCAGGATTACCCCAACAGCAATTACCCTTGGGCCACCCATGTACTTTCCGTACTCTTCCGTTAACAACGTGAAGTAATCCCCAGCCAGGTGGTAAATCCTCAATTGAAATAATTCCCGGCTCACTAATAAAGAATCGCCAGTCGCCCATTCCAAGAGACGGATTTTTACGAAAACGCTTTTTTCTATCTGCTAACAAGTCAGCACGAGAACACTTCGCCTCTATCAGGCATGATGCTGAATTTCTGAATCCCATAGCATCTGGCTGTTCTCCGGTACTGGTTACAGCTATAAAGCGGTCATGAAAACAAACCTTGAAACCGTTGCGCTTAAGGAACTTGTACGCAATCTGACAGAGTTCGCGTTGTGTTAACGCCATATCACTCTCCTTTGATGCCAGTGTTTACAACCTGGCAAGCCTCTTTGAGCACCCAGTCAACAGCGTCTTTCCATGCTCCGGTTTCGACTGGCGGATTTTCACGCTTAACCTGTTCATAGAAGCGCACTGCTTTAACCAGTCCTTCCGGTACTACTGGCGATGGCTGTTGAGCTTCTAAATCAGCAATTCTGTCAACCACGGCATCGACAGCATCTGAAAAGCCGAACCAGTTGCTCCACTCCGGCCTGTTACCGGTTGCTGCAAAGTACATATCATCTAAAGCAGACTCAGCATGGTCACGCTCGTTAATGAGTTGCTCTTCGCTTTTCTCCAGTTCTGCAATAGCTTGTTTCCTGGGATTCCCCGTTCATCCAGCAGCGCCAAGACGGTAGCTGGATTGACTGCGGCGATGAATTCAGCATTGGCCTGCTGTTCCATTTGGAAATCTTCATCGAAACCGCTTTCTGGATGCGCTCCTTCAATTCTGCAAATGGGAAGATATCCAACAACGTCACGATGAATTAGCGCATCATCACAATCAAATCGGCTCTCTCCATATTCGAGCGACCACACCCCACACGTTGCTTTCTCTGCCTTTTCACGCAGTGCCTGATAGTCAATCTTGCTCACTGGTTGCCTCCTTTGCGAAGCTGGGCGGCGGGGTTGTCACATATGTGCGTCAAAGAGCAAAGTTTGATTGATGGGTGTTCGCGCATCATCTCAACCCCCTGCGCCCGTACTTCAGCCAGAAAAGCATTGGTGGCTGGGGTTTCCGGCAATGATCCGTCAACCAGTTCTATTGTTGTTCTGAATCGGGAATTCGACACAACGCGATAAGTCAGGTTCGGCATTCTGGCTGCCACTTGCATCTCAAACTCCTCTCCAGATTCCAGCCCGGCTGCACGGGCGTAATCAAGCGGACTTCTGACAGCCCCTGAATCTTCGCCGCCCCAGCAAATCAGGTTCGACTTCAGCCCCGCATTCTCCGCAGCCAGCGCATTAGCACGCACCAGTTGCACTTCCAGTTGCGTTGCAAAATCGCTGAGCAGCTTTGCCACACTACGCATATCAACGGCACCACATTCTGCTTTCAGTTCCGAAGCCATCTCATGCCCGGCGGCAACTAACCCTTTGATATTACTTTCCATCTTTACCCTCGCTTATCCACATAACTTATTGATTACATTGATAACTAAAAAGATCGTCGATTCAGAACTCTTCGATGTTCCAGCCACCACCTGCTTTCTTTGGTTTAACCGTTACCCCGATGATTCGGAACGGATACTGATCTGCGGCGACTTTGGTTTTCACCCTGGCGTCATCGGTCCAGAAACCTTTCACTTCGTGCAGTTCCATCTCTCCGGTGGCGAGCATCACTGCGAAATCTGGCGTATAGAACGTGTTGTCAGCTAACCGCAGCTTGATACCCTCGAATCGATACCAGGCGATTTCCCCTGCACGTTTACGCAGCTCAAGGTGCTGGCAATACGCAGATTCTGTTTTGTTCATCTGGCCTGTTTTGAGTCGACCAAGAGCCTGTATCTGTTTTCTCATGATTCACCTCTAAGGTAATTAAAAACCACATAAGACACGAAATCAATAGAGTTTAGAATATTTTATTACCTGATAGGTAATTGTTGAGACGTAAAAAAATGCGCTATCGCGCTGGTATTACTTGATAAATCCTGCCGCCTTTCCCCGCCTGTATTCCTCCATCAGCCACTGCGCCGGTGTTATTCCCCCCGTGGTGGCGGCGTTAGGCATGCACCCG